CCCGGGTGTTGGCGTTGAAGGCGGCTGACTGCGCGCTAGACGCGCTAGTGGTAACCGTCTGATCTGCGATAGCCGGTTCAGCACCGGCTTGCACGACCTTGCTGAATGTGTGGGCGATGTCCGCGTATTCACGGAGGTAGGCGGTTGCCATAGGTTCCCCTTAGATCGCAGGCCAAGCGGATTCGATCACCTTCGCTTCAAGTTGCTTAAGGTGGCGCAGCAACTTGCTGCGTCCGTCCGCGCTTTCGTATTTCGACTTAAGGAAATACAGCCCGATGTCAATGCTCGCGGGCACGGCCGCTGCGTTTGCAGTGGCTACGTCCACGTTATCCCCGCCAGCCTGATTGGCAACGCCGGTCGCCATTTCAGTAGTCGTAAGGGACATAACCGTTGCTTCGTTTGCCATGAAAGTCTCCTAGAGAGAAACTCCGGGACCGAAGTCCCGGAGTGTCGTTGCTAGTTGTTACTCGGGAACGACGTATTCAACCTGCACACCGACCGGGACCGCAGTCCCCGTCGAAACAGTGATGACTACGCCAACCAGATCGACCTCGACATCGCCGGTTGCGCCAGCAGTGCCGAACTGCGTGGAAAACCACGTAGCAAGGTCCTTCGCGGCGTTCGCTTCACTGCGGGCCAGCGCAAGGGGCGCCGCTTCCGTGTGAGCGGTTAGCGGGAAGTCGGCCATGACCGCGCCAGCCGAAGTGATAGCCACCTCGTTCGTGCGATACAAGTCGAAATCCAGCGCGCCGTTGCCCATGCTCGCATTGATCGCGGTAACACGCTCGATACGAGCGCGTGCCGGGATGCGAACAAAGGCATTCGTTTGGCCTGCGGTCGTCGCCACGATTGTGGCGAAACCATAAGCCGAGCGAACCACCCCACCCTTTTCGATGGGGCTGACCTTGGCAATCGGGACAGTTTTCTGATCCGAGACAACCGAGGAAGTTACTGAGTAAGCCATGATAGTTTCTCCTATGTTGTCAGCAGATTAGATTTGGTCGTCACAGAGGACTTGAATCTGCTTACCGTCCTGTGTGCGGGTTGCCCCAAACGTGCCGCAGAGATAGACCTGCGTCGCGTGAGACTTGTCGGCCCGTTCCGCCACCTTGGTAACGATATCCCGCCAGATGCCGAGATACATGCCGCTCTTGACCCAAACGGGGACAAGGCGGTTACCGCTGGAAATTGCCAGCCGTTCGGACAAGGTGAAGTCAACCCCCATGAAGCGTGTAACGCGACCGTCAACAAGAACGGCGCTGTTGCCGTAGTCCTTGTTAACAACCTGAATTTCCTTCAACAGCGCGTCGTGCTCGTAAGAGCCGATAGCGCCGTAGACGGGTTCCATGATCGAGCCTTTGAAGGCCGCGATCAGTTTTTGGATCGCCGACTGCAACTTGGCGACATTCAGGCTCGACGCCGTGCCGCCCACGTTCACGCCCACTTGGTAGTTGGTTGTGTCGAAGGTGTCAGACGTAGTGCCGTTCTCGCCGGTAAAGTTGGTGCCGAAGATTTTGTCGAGGAATTCGTCGTCGATTGCGCGACTCATGGCCGCAGCACCAGCGCGTGCGTAGGGGCTGGTCGGGTCGATCAGCATACGCAGTTTATCCTCATGGTCGATCAGGGACGCCCACTCGTAGTCGAGGGGGAATACCCACCGCTTGTCTTGCGACAGATCGAGTAGCGGGGTGTCAGCGTGCCGAGCAGTTTTCAGTTGCGCCGTCGCCGAACCGAATTGTTCCACGATGCTCGCGGCCTTACCGACGTGTGAGCCGGTCATGGACAGCGAACGAAAGCGGGAACCTTCCTGTTGGAGCAGGAGTTCGACGTTGGCCTTATACTGCTGCACTGATGCTGTAGTGATTGCGTCAGGCATTGTAGTCTCCGTAAAAAGATGAAGCAAACCAATCCTGTGCCGATCTAGCTGGCACTTCGCTGGCTTGTCCCTTTACGGGGGCCTTGAAGGAAACCGGGGCGCGGGGGCGGTTAACCTTGTCCGCAGATTTCCTATCTACTTTCAG